GAACCCGGAAAGGTAAAGCGCTGTCGGTTTCGCTGCCAGATGGCAGACAAAAGTGTAGGCTGTATACAAGAACCCAGCCACTCCTGTGTGACAATGCTACCGACTTGGCACTAGAAAAAAAGTGGGATGTGGCGGGATAAAGTGGGATAAAGTGGGATGGGTGGCGGGTTGGCGAGCGAGAGTGATGAAATTTGGCAGTGCCAAAGCGTTCGCAAATAAAATGCGGGCCGCGCGCTGCAATGGTGTTTTTTGCGGGAGGTTTGGCAGTAATTTTTTTACATCCATTTGTCTATATACTCACGGATCTCGACTTCATCCAGGTGGCGCTCAAAACGCTCCAGGAAATGCCGGTAGATGATGGTTATTTCGCGGGATTTTCTTTCGGTGTCCCGTCCTGGGCGCATCGTTTCGTAGGTTTCAATAACATCCCTCAGTAAGATAAACTTTAATTCGCGTTCTTCTGGGCCACCAGGCGGCGCCAGGGCCGCACTAGGGCTGCCTCCGGGCTCTTGTGGCGCCCCTGCGCCATTCCTTCTCATTTCCCCTTCGCCAGTTAGCAGCCAGTTAGCGTTAAACCCCAGCTTTACAAGGGCTTCAATATTTTCTGCTTTTGGTGGGGTCTCTCCGGCCTCGTATCCTTGCCACGAACGATAACTTGCGCCGCAGAGCTGGGCCATCTCTTTTTGATTTTTCCCAATGGATTCGCGGGCTATTTTCAGACGTTCGCTCAGTGGCATGTGGCTTCCCTTAAACGCAAATGTTTGGCATGCGAACATTTGCGTTTGGCACGTATTAACATTTGCGCGCAAATGTTAAGAAAAAATAAAACAAAATCATAAAGTTATAAAAAAGCAGCAAACAAAAAGCATAGGCGCAAACATTTGCGCTTATTTTTTCTTGACGCGCACATTTATCTGCGTGTATATTCCCCTCAGAACAGCGGCCGGGAAAGTTAGGGCCACAGAATAAAAAAAGAGAGGGGTGGATTATGAACAGTTTTCAGCCGGCCACAGCCGCACATGCGCTCAACGCAGATGCCGAAAACCCTGCTGCAATCACCGTGTTCAATACCCCAGCTTCTTCAGAACTTTATTCACAGTGTCATTCATCAGAGCAACCGGATCAATCTGGACACCAAGAATCGTATGACAGTATGGGCAAGCGTAAGCGTTGCCCTTCCATTTTGTACTGCCGGGGCCAGCAGAAAGATCAATGCCTGAGATGTTCGCACTTGTAAGAGGTTTTTCGCACTTAGGGCATTTACCGTTCATTTCACACCTCCAGGAGATCAACTATGTCACCCAACAAGATCAAAGCCATGCTGGTAGAGCGCGGTGTCAAGCAGTGCGATATCGCCAAAGAACTGGGTATCGCCCCCTCGTCGGTCGGCGGTGCCATTAAGGGGTACCGCCAGCACCGAAGCCGCCGTGTGCATGAAGCCGTTGCCCGCCGGGTAGGCAAGCCCATTGAAAAGCTATGGCCTCACTTATACGCCTAGTCTGTTGCAAAAATACCACGCAACAACGGGGGTGTCATGTCAAAACGCACACTAAAAGTTGACAGTAGTCTATCAAAGCAGCAAGCGCTGTTTGATACCGACCTGGCCGAAGGCGGGCTCGATATCGTGCTGGGCTTAAAGCAGCTGCTTTCGCGTCTGCTGCAGGGGTTTGATCGCTATCTGGTTGCTGCCCAGATCAGTAAGGCTACCCTGAAGGATATCAGCAAAGATAGCCTTGACAAGCTGCTCTCCTCAAACCCCGATTACCAGCCCTCTGCAGTACAGGTGGTAGCCATCTGCAAGATTGTGGACAGCCTGGAACCGTTCCGCTACCTGCTTGATCCCCTGGATAGCGATGTACTTAACCCCGAAGACCGTGATCTGATCGAACTGGCCCGCCTCCAGGAGCAAGAGCGTGTCATCAAGGCCAAGATGGATCAAATCCGCGCCAAGCGGGGCCTTAAGTGAAAACCTACTACACCCCCAAAGAGCTTGCCGGGCTGCCGGGGCTACCGAGTAGCTTTGTTTCGGTGATTCGCATGGCCGAACGCGAAAACTGGCCCTGGCAAAAGCGGGCCGGCCGTGGTGGCGGGCGGGAATATGCCCTCTCAGCTCTGCCATCCGCCACCCAGCAGTATTTGCAGCGCGCGGCGCGTGCTCATCAGGCCGACCATCTGCCTGTTGTGACGCCGAAGGCGCAGGCCCCGGCGGTGGTGGAGCGGCAGCTACCGGCGCTGGCGGCGCTGACTGGCCACCAGGCCGAGGTGATGCATGCCCGGATGTGGTTTGTGCGGCAGATTGAGCAGGGGCTGGCGCGGGGGATGCGGCTGGGCGTGATTATTGAGGGGCTGGTGAGGGATGTTGAGGAGGGCAGGGCTCCGGCCTCGGGGCAGGCAGCGCTGGCCAATGACCGTAAGCGCAAGGCTGGCGCGGCAGTGTTGTCGGGCCGCAGTATTCAGCGATTTTGGGACAACTATAAGGCGGCCGGGTTTCAGCCGCAGGCGCTGGCGCCCAATGATGCCGATGCGCAGCGGGTGAACCGCGATGCCCTGCTGGTGGCTTTTTGCCGTGATTTCGGAGCCAAGAACCAGCTGGCGCCGCCGACGGGTGTGCCGGTGTGGCTACCCTGGTTTCTGACGGCCTACCGTCAGCCGCAGAAGCCGAGCATTGCCGATGCGCTGCGGGCCATGGGGCGCAGTATGCCGGCGGATATGCCGCTGCCCAGTTACGATGCGTTGAGCCGGGTGGCGGCCAAGATACCTGAGGTATATCTGGAACGGGGGCGCAGGACAGGGGCCGAGCTGCGCTCTATCATGGGCTTTAATCGCCGCGATTTCGCCGATTACGATCCTTTTACAGTGGGGCAGATCGACGGTCACAGCTTTAAGGCGTATGTGGCGCATCCGGTAACGGGGGCGCACTTCCACCCGGAGGTGTGCGGCATTATCGATATGACCACCAAGATGATTACCGGCTATAGCGCCGGTCTGGCGGAAAGCAGCCGCACGGTGGCCGACGCCTTCCGGCACAGTTGTACGGTGAGCGAAAACAAGCCGGTGGGGGGCAGGTTTTTGATTATCGAGGCCGACCTGGGCAGCGGCAATAAGGCCAAGGTGAATGCGGATAAAGAGATCGGCCTGTTCGCACGAGTGGGGACGAAGCTTGAGTTTCCCGAGGTTGCCGGTAATCCGCAGGGGCATGGCGGGATAGAGCGCAGCAACCAGTCGCTCTGGATCAGGGCGGCCAAGGAGCTGCCAACCTATACCGGCAAGGATATGGATAAGGTGGTGCGCAAGCGGATTTATACCCGGCTTGAACAGGATTTACGGGCCGCTAAAAAGGCCGGCGGGCTGGGTATGGTGGAAAAGACGTCAAAGCTGCTGTTGTCGTGGCGTGAGTTCCTGGCGGCCCTGGAGATCTGGGTGGCTGAATATAATAATACTCCTCACCGGGCATTGCCGAAGATAACCGACGAGGCCGGGCGTCGCCGCCACCGCTCGCCAAATGAGGAGTATGCCCACCGGATTAACCTGGGATGGGACCATACCAGCGTCCATGTTGAGCAGGAGCTACCGGATCACCTGTTTATGCCGCACGAGCGCGTACGGATCAACCGTTGCGAGTTCCGGTTGCACGGCAACCGCTACCATTCATACAGCCTGGAGGCCCACCACGGCGAGGAGATGCTGGCGGCCTACGATGTCCATGACGCGAACCAGGTGTATGTGCTCGATCTGGATGAGCGGCTGGTGTGTGTTGCGACGTGGAACGGCAACAGTATTTACGGCATGCCGACCACTAAACTGCAGCAGGCCGAGCACGAGCGGATAGAAGGCCAGATAAAACTGAAGCGGCGGCAGATCGATCTGATCGAGAACAGTCGCAGTAGCGCCCTGATAACCGAGCACCCGGAGGAGATCAGGAGAGCCCGGCTGGAGCTGGTGCGCGAGGCCGAGGCGGCCGAGGCGGCGGTGGTGTTTGAGCTGCCCCTGGGGGATCGTGAGCGCTGGGTGCTGTGGAAACAGCTGGATGCGCAGTTGGCGGCCGGAGAGCCTTTGGCGGCGGAGGCGGAAAACTTCCACCGGAGTTGGCAGAACAGCCCTATGTGGATGGGCTTTTACGAGACAGAACAAGAGCTTTTGGCGGCCCAGCAGCAGACGTAAAAAAGCCGGGAGGCAACCCGGCTTTTCCTGGGGGCGATGCCCGCCCCACTACTTAAAACGATGGGAGGAATCATGTCACGAAGTGGATTGGATGTCAATACTGCCGCGCTATCTGTCGTGTCGGTGGCCAGGGGCCTGATGTCGACGGCGCAAAACAGGGAGAAGAACACCCCAGGTCTGGTGGCCTTCTCGGGGCCGAGCGGGTTCGGCAAGTCGACAGCCTGCGCCTACCTGTCGAACAAGCATGGCGCGTACTACGTGGAATGCAAGAGCGTGTGGAGTAAGAAGGCGTTTATGGAGAATATCCTGAAGGTGATGGGTATTGCCCCTGCCAAGGTTGTATCGGGCATGCTGGATCAGATCAGCGAGCAGCTGGCCAAGAGTGGCCGACCGCTGATTATCGACGAATTCGATTATCTGGTGGAAAAGGCTGCAGTGCAGATTGTGCGGGATATCTACGAGAGCAGCCAAACGGCGATTATGCTGGTGGGCGAAGAAAATATGCCGACCAAGTTGCTTAAGTGGGAGCGGTTCCACGGCCGGGTGCTGGATTGGGCGGTGGCCCCAGCGGCCGATCTGAACGATGTGCATACGCTGGCAGGGTTTTATTGCGGGGGCATAGCGATAAAGGATGATCTGCTGGAGCAGATCCACGCCAAGGCCAAGGGCAGTGTGCGGCGGATCACCATTAATCTGGTGCGGGTTCGCCAGGAGGCGGCATATCAGGGGTTAAACGCTATCGGCCGTAAGGAATGGGGCAAGAAGGAGCTGTTTACCGGCGAGGCCCCTCAGCCCCGGAGGATGTCATGAGTGCAGCCAAAGCATTCGAGCGGCACGAAACCGACCCACGCTCATACCATATACAGACCAGGCTCAGCGCCAACCAAGAGAAGTATTTTGTGGCCATGATGAAACAAACAGGATGCACCAGGTCGGAAACTGCACGTCAACTGATAGCCAGATCGCTGGAAGAGTTACAGGGGGTCTCCCTATGAGCCGCAAGCCCATCGACAAACAACAGCCCAGCGAATGCCGTCAGGCTATCTGGGAGTGGGTGCGCAGCCAGGGCTGCCAGCCCTTCGTCACCACCGATGTTGACGTCAACCTCGACAGCAGCACCATCCGCGAATACCTGGCCGCCCTCCACAAAGCCGGCTACCTGGAGATCATCAGCCAGGGCACGCGCGGCGAGGCCAACACCTACCGCCTGGTGGATGATTGCGGCGTCGAGGCACCTCGGCTGCGCAAAGACGGCACCCCTGTCACCCAGGGCAACGGCCGCCAGCAGATGTGGAACGCCATGCGGATCATCAAGCAGTTTACCCCCGTCGACCTGGCCTTCAACGCCAGTACCGACGACCTGCGGGTATCAGAGGCCGACGCCCGCAGCTACTGCAGCGCCCTGCACAAGGCAGGCTACCTGCGGGTGGCTGCGCCGCACAAAAATGGACGCTGCGGCAAGCCTGGCAGCGGCAAGATGACCACCTATCTGCTCATACCAGCCATGTGGACCGGGCCGCAGCCGCCGCAGATCCAGCGCACCAAGCAGATCTACGATCCCAACCTCAAAAAGATCGTATGGAGCAAGATCGAAGGGGGTGCCGAATGACCGCGCCCGATGCCATGAAACTACTGCAGCAAAAGGTTTCCGAGCTGGGCGGGGCCGAAGTAGCCCGCCGTCTGGGCATATCGGCCGCAGCCATCAGCCAGCTTCGGTCAGGCACCTATCAGGCCAGCCCCGACAACATACTGCGCCGGGTGGTCGAGGTCTTCGGCGGCCTCTCGGTAGATTGCCCGGTCCTCGGCCAGATCCCGCTGGCCCGCTGCGCCGACGAACGCAAGAAACCGTTTACCACCGCCAACCATCAAGCCGTCCAACTCTGGCGCGCCTGCCAGGGCTGCGAGCAGAACAGGTAAGGAGGATTAGACCATGATCCATTGGAGCTGGGTACTGATAGCGTTTGCCGGTGGGGCGCTTGCCGGCGTGTTCGGTATTGCCCTGGCCTTGTCGGCAAACCTTGGCGATCAGCAGCCTAAACCGACAACCGTAAAGGAGGATTAAAGCCATGTTCAAAGGACTTTATAGATGGATATCAGGGCGGGTCAAATACTGGCAAATGAAGCGCTGGATGGATGACAGAGCCACCAGCACCGCCGTAAAGCTGGTCATCACCGGCGCGCTGAGGACACGGGCATGAGCAACCGTGCCTGGCTGATCTTCGCAGCCGTCCTGTTCATCCTGGGCGGGATATTCGGATGGTCGGCCCGGCTGGCCACCACCAGCGACCGCTACCTGAGGGCGCTGGCTGAACGGCACGAGGCCTACGACCGCTACCTCAACACCCAGGCCGATTTCATCATCACCAACAACACCCTGGAAAGGAACCTACGCAATGGCAGCAAGAAAGAGAATTGAGGGCACCGCCCTGCAAAGCTGGGACGAAGTAGACAACGCCCTGGCCCAGATCGGCCAGGCCGACCGCGAGCTGCAGCTGATCGAATCCGCCGCCAACGAGCGGATCGAGGGAGTCAAGCAGGCCATGAAAGATCATGCCGCGCCAGTGCTTGAGCGCAAGACGGCCCTGGAAACGGCCGTCAAGGAGTACTGCGACGCCAACCGGGCCGAGTTCGCCAAGGTAAAGACCAAAACCCTCACCTTCGGCGAGGTGGGCTACCGCACCAGCACCAGAATCATGATCAAGCGGGTGGCCGAAACGCTGCAGGCTCTGAAAGACCTGGCCTTCACAAGCTGCATCCGCACCAAAGAAGAGCCGGACAAAGAGGCCATGAAGGCCCTCACCGACGAACAGCTGGCCGAGATCGGCGCGGCCCGCAAGGTCGAGAACGTCTTCGGCTACACCATCAACCAGGAACGCCTCCAGGAGGTATGACGTGGCCAAGCTGATCAGAGAAATAGAGGTGGAAACCGTGGGCGATCTGCGCCGGGCCTTGGCCACCTGCCCCGATGATATGGAAGTCGCCGACGCCGTCGGTGAGCTGCTCTGCCTGCGTTTTTACGAAATACAGGGCAAGCAGGTCCTGGAGGTGCAGTGATGCGGCCGCCGTACTTCCGCCTCACCAGCCGCTGCAGGAATGAAAGCTGCTCAGTGGATCAGTTCACCACCGAACGCAAGCGGGTGCAGTACGTATCTACCTGCGGCATGCTCGAAACAACCGTTAACCAGGTGTGCCCCACCTGCAAATGCTGGGGGGCTGTTATCAAAATCGAAGAAGTAACAACCACGAAAGGGGCTTAACCATGGCAGGAATCGCAGAAGTAGCAAAGCAGGCAGGCGTTAAAGAAGAGCAGGTAAAGGCAGTATTTCAGGCGGTTGAAAACCTGTCCTGGACCGACCGGGTCATCATCAAGGGCTTCGGCAGCTTTCAGGTTAAAACCCTGGCCGCCCGTGCCGGCATCAATCCGAAGACCCAGGAGCCGATCCAGATCCCGGCCAAGGATGTGCTGAAGTTCAAGGCCAGCAAATGAGCGAGTGGCCAACAGTGTAGCACTTAACCGTTGAACCGGTGGCCGGAGCAGATCCGGCCACCCATTGAGCGGTTAAACCAAGGAGGTTCCATGACCGTCGGAGACTTGATGGATATGTTCGAAGAGAAGATCGCCACTGGGGAAATATCCCGCGACGATGCCCTCATGGTTGAAGGCGAGTGTGACGCTGACGGAGAGGAATCCGATTGGGTCCAGATCCTCGACGTCCGCAAAGCGGACAGCAGTATCTCCGTCCTTGAAATCAACGCGACGTTTGGGCGGCAGCCATAGGAGGCCCCATGAAACGCATGCACGCCGCACGGATAGAAGAAAGCGCCCGCCTACAAAAGGTGCTGGCCTACCTGCGCAAAGGCCCGGCCACCACCTTCGAGATCATGATGGGCTGCGGCGTCTGCGCCGTCAACTCAATCGTCGCCGAGCTGCGGGCCAACGGCAAGCAGGTACTCTGCTACCCGATCAAAGGCAAGCGCGGCGTCTACCAGTACGAGCTGATCGAGGCCGATCAGTTGGCCCTGTTCGGGAGGATGTAACCATGCCGACCCCGGCCCAGGTAAAAAAAATCCACACCCTTAAAGGTGCGCTTAAACTCGACGACGACACCTACCGTGCTGTCCTGGCCGGCTACGGTGTTACCACCAGCAAAAAGCTATGCATCCAGGTTGCCGATCAGCTGATCGCCGATCTGGAGGAAAAGGCCGTCGCTGCCGGAGCCTGGGAAAAGCGCGAACGGGCCTCGGCCAAGCGCCGCCTGGGCGATGATCCCCAAACCAGCAAAATACAGGGGATGTGGGCTGCGCTGCACAAGGCCGGCAAGGTCCAGGCCAACTCTGCCAAGGCCCTCTCAGCTTATGTAAAGCGTATGACCGGCAAAGACGCCCTGCGCTGGTGCAGCAGCTTTGAAAAAGGCCGCCTGATCGAAAACCTGAAAGCCTGGCTGGAGCGTTAACCATGCGCAACCCGATAGCACGCTTTGAACAGCGCTTTAACGCCCCTTCAAATACCACTATCAACGGCATGTATGTACCCCGCCGGGTGCAGGCCATCAAAGCCCTGGCCGAGTGGAAACAGGCCGGTCACGAACAGCCCCTCTGGTGGCTGCGCCTTGAGATCGGCGGGGCCTTCCAGCAGCTGGTAGCCCTGGCCCTGCCCGGCACCCCGGCCGTTGAAATGCTGCCGGTGGCGGCCGAAATGTGGTTGCTCTCCCTGGGGGAAATGGAACTGATCGAGGAGATCGACCGGCCCCGCATCCGCAAGGGCTTTAACCTGCTCTACACCAGCATCCGCCAATGGCCACAGCCGGTGGATCTGATCGACAAGCTGCCCACCCGGCCGCAACAACGCGCGGCCCAGGCAGCGCCGGAACAAACCCCCGAGCAGCGGGCCGAAGGGTCGGCCAAGCTGCAAGAGATGCTGGATGGATTGGGAAAGGAGCACAACGATGCCTAACGCCGCCGAGACCCTGGAGGGGACCTGGATCAACGAACTGACCGAGGCCGACTTCCCGCCCCAGCTGCGCGAACTGGTTTCGGTTGCCGGCATAGAGGCAGCCGTAAAAATAGCCCGCAGCTATGGCGGCTGCCAGTTCTACGTGCCCAAGATTGACGCCATCCTGCGCCAGAAGCGCGATCAGTTGGTGCGGCGCGACAAAGAACAGCTGGGCTACAAAGAAACAGCCCGCAAATATGGCCTCACCGAGGTGTGGGTCCGGCAGATCTGTGATCACCGCGACGGCGATGACGACAAACAGCAGGATCTGTTCGGGTAGCTGGTTGTGGAAATGCCCCTTGACAAAACAGCCGGTTGCGGATTACCGTTCGTGATAAGTGGCGTCGAAACCACGAGTCTACAGGCGGAACCGCACCGTATTGCGGAATTTTTGCGCCCACAGCTTGAAAGGACTGTCGGGTGGCCAGGGGAATACAACACCCGCGAGGGGAACATCCTGGGCCGTGCCTGTAGACGGTTTCGAACCACCCGGCAGCATCGAAACTGCCATTTCGAAAACTACAGGAGCCATACCATGTCAACCATCAACACCGTTGATGCAGTCAACGACTGCGCCTATGTCCTCAACTTCCTCTCAGAAGCCTTTATTATTGACCCCGGCTGCACCAAAACCTTGTCATACGGCGCGGCCACCGGCTTAAGCCTGCTGCTTTCCGTTGCCAGCGACCGCCTGTTTTACGCCACCGAAGAATGCCGCTGCTGCCGCCAGACAGAGGTGCAGCCATGACCACACCCTCCAAAGAGCAGATACCCCTCAACTTTAAAGACGATGATGTGCGCCTGTTTGTCCGGCTGCGCCAGGCAGCCAAGGCCAACCGCCGCACCTTGACCGATGAAATCCTTTACCGGCTTGAGCGTTCACTGAATGCCGATGCAACCACACAGGAGGTGTGATCATGGGAAACATGACACTTTTACCACCCAACGCCGTAACCCTGAAAGATGGCCACGCCACAACCGACAGCCTGACCGTTGCCGAGGTGTTCGGGAAAGAGCACTCAAAGGTACTCAAAGCCATCGGCAGCCTTGAATGTTCAGAGGAATTTAGCCAAGCCAATTTTGGCCTGGCTAACTACCTAGATAAACAGGGCAAGTATCGCCCCATGTATGTCATGGGCAGAGATGGCTTTATCTTCCTGGTCATGGGCTTCACCGGCGCCGAGGCTGCTAAGCGCAAGGAAGCCTACATTAAGCGCTTCAACGAAATGGAGGCCGCCCTGCATCAGCCGGCAGAGCCGCCCCGCCGCAAGGTAGAGCTTGACGAGGCCGATTACTGGAAGATGAAGGCAGAGCTGGCGGAGCTAAAGCTGGAAAAGGCGTCTCTTTCACTTGCGCCCAAGCGCCGCCCCTTTACGGATGAAGAAAAAGCCGCCATGCGACGGATGAAAGCGCAAGGCTTCAGCAACAGCAAAATAGCACAACAGATCGGGCGCAGAACCGACAGTATAGAAACCTTCTTCTATCGGGAAAGCCGCTAACCCGCCTCCCTGGGGGAGCCCTCACCGGCTCCCCTTTTATTAAACTTATTTAGATTACCCCTTTATTTATACCCGCCGCCACCCTCCTGTTACGGTGCCCTTGCACCGATAACAGGAGGCCACACCATGCCGCAACTGCAGCGCGAAATAGACACCATCACCATCCATTCGGCCGATTGGCCAAACGGCAAACACCTCTCTGTTAAAGAGATTGATAGCTGGCATCTTGAGCGCGGCTTCCACCGGCAGGTCTACTGGGTGCGCCGCTTCAACTCCGATCTGCATGCCTTCGGCTACCATTACCTGATCGACGTCGACGGCCAGATCTACACCGGCCGCCACTTGGACGAAATCCCGGCCCAGGCCAAGGGCCACAACAGCAAGTCGGCAGGCATCTGCCTTGCCGGCCGCGACAAATTCACTCCGGCCCAGTGGGCCTCCCTGGCGCTGCTGGTCGAGAGAATCAAGGCCGACATCAAGGCCGGCAAACATCCGCTGGTGCCGGTGGTAAACGGCCACCGCGATCTATCCCCCGATAAAAACGGCGACGGCATCATCAGCCCCAATGAGTGGATGAAGACCTGTCCCGGCTTCAGTGTCGCTGCCTGGCTTAAAGGCGGCATGCAGCCCCTGGCGGGGCATATTTACCAACCCAAAGGAGCCTAACCCATGAAGAACCTGTTCTCGCTGTTCACCGTCGTTATTCTGTCGCTGGTTATGGCCGCTGTGGCCTTCGCCGTTGATGCCGATCCGGCCGCAGCCGTCGCAGCCGCCTCCACCCCCGAAGGCGTATCCACCACCACCTGGATCGCCGCCATCCTGGGCGTGCTGCTGGCCGTCAGTGAGTTGCTGGCGCTGATCCCCGGCGTCCGCTCCAATGGCATCTTTGATGCCGTCTACCGGGGCCTGAAGGCTCTGGGCAGCAAGGATACCAAGTAATGACCGAATGGGCGGCAAGCATCATCGTGGGGCTTGCCGCCCTTGCCCTTTCCGCCTGGATCAAGGGCCGCAAGGAAAAGGAGGCAGCGCATGAAACCAAACGGGCAGAACTCAGAGAAGCCCTGGCAAAAGACGATGCTGCTGCTCTGCATGGTGTGCTGGCTGATCAGCATGACCGGGTGCGCGAAGCGCTACGTGGTGGTGCCGGGCAGCGAGCAGGTAACAATAACCAAACAGGAGCTGGACCGGATGTTCAGCGATAACGAAGCCCTGCTGAAGGCCTTAGAGGATTGCCGTGCCGGACGACATTGACCGCGCCCAGAGTATCAACGAACAGTTTCAGGCCGATGCCCTTGCTGCCCATCAGCGACAGACTCGGCAAGAAGAGGCTGCAGATGACTGCGTCGATTGCGGCGAGCCTATCCCTGTAGCCCGTAAGGCCGCCATGCCCGGCTGCCGCAGATGTATCGAATGTCAAACCATGCATGAACACTGGAGGCCCCTGTGACAATATCGGTTGAATTCTGGCAGCTGGTTACGCTGCTGGTATCGTTTTTCGGCTTTGTGGCCGGCGTTGCCAAGGTGATCGGTCGGCAGAATGTCAAGTACCTGGATACCCGCTTTGCCACCATGGAAGAGTCGCGCCAGCTGGCCGACGCAGCCATTCACAACACCCTTAAACAGCACATTGAAGACGAGGCCAAAAACAGCGACCAGCTGATCGCGCTAGAGCGCCAGATGCTACGCTGGCAGGCCGATATGCCGCTCAATTACGTCCGCCGGGAAGACTTCATTCGCAACCAGACCAATATAGAGGCCAAGCTTGACGGACTGGCCCTGAAAATTGAAAACGCGCTGTTAAAAGGGGGGTACCCGAAATGATCGACCAGGCTAAAACACGGCGCGAATTTCTGCGCTGGATTATTCTGCTGACCCTGAACAACGCCCGGCCTGCCGGGTGTTATGAAGAGCTGGTACTGATTACCGTTCAGGGTTACTACCAGGACGCCACTGCCCACGAACTGCGTCGGGAGCTTGACTATCTGTTTGATCGCAAACTGGTGGCGCTGCGCAAGGAACCGTCCGGTCGCTGGTTCTGTGATCTCACCCGCTACGGGGTGGATGTGGTGGAATACACCGTCGATTGTGACCCCGGCATCGCCCGGCCCGCGAAGTATGGTCATGGCTAAGCGCAGCTCGGTACAGGGGCTGCCGCCCCAGGTAAAGACGTGGCTCGATCATGCCCTGGTAGAGGGCAACTTCAGCGGCTACCAAAGCCTTGAGGCTGAGCTTCAAAAGCTCGGCTATCAGATCAGCAAAAGCGCCATCCACCGCTACGGCCAACAGTTTGAAGAGCGTTTAAGTGCCCTTAAACTGGTTACTGAACAAGCCCGAGCCGTGGTAAACGGCGCACCCGACGATGAAGATGCCGTCAACCAGGCCTTGGTGCGCATGGTCCAGGAGAAGCTGTTCAGCGTGGTGATGGAGATGGAAGTGGACCCGGCCAAGGTGAACCTTTCCGGCCTCACCCGCTCCATTGCCGAGCTGTCCCGTTCATCCATCCAGGTCAAGAAATATGCCGCCGACGTCAAGGCCGCCGCGCAGATCGCCGCCGACAAGGTGGAGAAGATCGCCCGCAAAGGTGGCTTGTCCTCCGACGCCGTGCAGACCATCCGCAAAGAGATCCTGGGGATCGGATGACCGCCCCAATCCTCCCTAATACGGCTGCATCAGCCGCCCCTCCGGTGCTGCTGCCCTACCAGCAGGCCTGGATCGCCGACCCTTCGCCCCTCAAGGTGGATGAGAAAAGCCGGCGTACCGGCCTCACCTGGGCCGAGGCCGCCGATGATGTGCTGATCGCCGCCAGCGAGCGCAGCTCGGGCGGCATGAACGTCTACTACATCGGCTACAACCAGGACATGGCCATCGAATACATCGAAGCCTGCGCCATGTGGGCACGGTCTTTTAACTACGTGGCCGCCGAGGTTGAAGAAGGGCTCTGGGAAGAAGACCAGGACGACAAGCACATCAAAACCTTCACCATCCGTTTTCCCGGCAGCGGCTTCCGCATTGTGGCGCTCAGTAGCCGCCCGGCCAACCTGCGGGGCAAGCAAGGCGTGGTGGTGATCGACGAGGCTGCCTTCCATGATCACCTGGATGAACTGCTGAAAGCCGCGCTGGCTCTCTTGATCTGGGGCGGCAAGGTGCGGGTCATATCCACCCATGACGGCGTCCATAACGCCTTCAACCAGCTGGTGCAAGAGATCCGTTCCGGCCGCCGCAAAGGCTCAGTCCACAAGATCACCTTCCGCGAGGCGGTTGGTCAGGGGCTATACCGCAGGGTATGCCTGCGGCTGGGTAAGGAATGGACCGCCGGAGAAGAGGCCGCCTGGATGCAGAGCGTCTATGACTTCTACGGTGAGGCCGCCGAGGAAGAACTTGACGTCGTGCCGTCGCTCTCGGCCGGTGCCTATCTCTCCGCCGTACTGGTCGAGGGTCGCATGGTGCCCGGCATACCGGTGCTTCGGCTGGCCAAGGATGATGCCTTCGGCAAGTGGCCTGAGCATCTGCGCCGGGCCGACATAGCCGACTGGTGCGAGCAGAACCTGCTGCCGCTGCTGGCCCTGCTTGATCCCAAGCTTGATCACAGCTTTGGTGAAGACTTCGCCCGCTCTGGCGACCTGACCGTGCTGGCGCCCCTGGCTATTCAGCAGAACATGATCCGCCGGCCACCGTTCCTGGTGGAGCTGCGCAATATCCCGTTCAAGCAGCAAGAGCAGATCGTCTTCTACATCATGGATCGGCTGCCGCGCCTGCGGTCAGCGGCTTTCGATGCCAGGGGCAATGGTCAGCAGCTGGCCGAGGCCGCCGCCGACAAGTACGGCCACAGCCTGGTGCACCAGGTCATGCTGTCCGACAAATGGTACAGCGAGCAGCTGCCACCGTTTAAAGCCGGGTTTGAAGATGGTCTGATCGAGATCCCGCAGGACGCCGACGTGTCCCGCGATCTGCGGGCCTTTAAGATGATCGACGGCGTGCCCAAGATGCCCAAGGAAAAGACCGAGAAGGGGCAAAGCCAGCGCCACGGCGACGCCGGTATTGCCCTAGCCATGGCCTGGTTTGCCAGCCGGCAGGAAGGCTGCACCGAGTTTGCCTACCACTCGGTCCGCGCTAAAGATAGCGCCGATCTGCCCCGTTCAATCAGCACCACCCACGGCATTGGCCGTCAACAAGGAGCCTGGTAATGGGAACGCGAATTTTCCGCCAGCTCTGCGTCAGGCTGCGTGTCTGCTTGTGCGGCATACGCCTTTGGTATGCCTCCGCGCAGCCGCTTGCCTTCCTTGATCTGACTAAAAATACACGTTCCTCCAGGAGTCAGCCATGACCTTCTATGATGCCTACGGGCAACCGATCAAAAAGGAGCTGCTGGACAAACCACTGGCAGCTCCAACCCTTTCCGGCGTCCGCTCGATCTGGAACTACTCCTACGTCACCGGCGGGCTTACTCCGGTCAAGCTGGCCACCCTGCTGCAGGGCGCCGCCGAAGGGGATGCCGACGCCCAGCTGACCCTGGCCGAGGAAATGGAAGAAAAAGACCCCCACTACGCCAGCGTGCTTGGCACCCGCAAGCGTGCCGTGGCCCGGCTGCCGATGGTGGTGGAAGCCGCCAGCGACAGCGCCGACGACGTAAAGATGGCCGACGAGATCCGGGAGCTGTTCAAACGCCCCGGCACCAAGGCCATGTTTGAGGCATGTCTCGATGCCCTGGGCAAGGGCTACAGCGTAGTGGAGATGAACTGGGATAAGTCACGCCTGCCCTGGCGGCCTGGCTACATCTGGCGCGACCCGCGCTTCTTCCAATTCGACCGCAATACGCTCCAGGAGCTGCGCCTCAAAGACGAATCGGATCTGATGAACGGGCTGCGTCTGCCGCCCTACAAGTTCATCGTCCACACCCCGCGCCTTAAAAGCGGCATTCCCATCCGTGGCGGCCTGGCCCGTCTGGCCGCCTGGACCTATCTGTTCAAGAACTTCACCGTCAAGGATTGGGTAGCCTTCTGCGAGGTATTCGGCATGCCGATGCGGGTGGGCAAGTACCGCCCCAACGAGACCGAAGACAACATCGCCATCCTGAAATCAGCCGTGGCCAACCTGGGCAGCGATGCCGCCGCCGTGATCCCGGAGGGGATGCTGATCGAGTTCATCGAAACCGGTAAGGGCGCATCCGGCGGTAACTCACTGTTCGAGCGGATCGCCAACTGGTTCGACAAGCAACTCTCCAAGGCGGTGCTGGGCCAGACCATGACCGCCGACGACGGATCAAGTAAGGCCCAGGCCCAGGTGCATGATGAGGTGCGCACGGATCTGCGCGACGCCGATGCCGAGCAGCTGGCCGAAACCCTGATGCGCGACGTTGTGGTGCCCTTCATCAACCTTAACTGGGGGCCGAGGGAAGACTACCCGCGCCTGGCGCTGCGTGAGCCGGAGACCGCCGACATCACCATCCTGTCCGATGCCCTGGCCAAGCTGGTTCCCCTGGGGCTTAAGGTGGAGGCCAGTGAGGTGCGCGACAAGCTGGGATTCAGTGATCCGGCCAAAGACGCCGAGTGTCTGCAGTCACAAGGCCTGCCTGCACCGCCTAACCCTCCGGCCAAAAACATGGCACTTAACCGGGAGCAGGCAGGTCTTCAGCAGTTCACCCCTGAGCAGCAAGCCCTGGAGGATCTGGCCGAACGCGCCATCATACAAGCCGCAGAACTGATGGCGGCAAACGAGCAGAAGATCCTGGAGACCATCCTGGCGTCCGGCAGCTATGAGGAGGCCATGCAGCGAGTCCTGGAGCTGTACCCGCAACTCAACATGGATCGGCTGGCCGCACTGATGGAACAATGCTTCCTGTCGGCGGCCGCCTTCGGCGAACACACCGTCTCTGACGAGGCAGGAGAATAACGGTGCCCCCTGATCTGTCATTCAATCTCCCCATGGAGGAGGCCCTTGCATTCTGGCGTGACAAGCTCAAGCTTTCTCCTGGGCAGTTCGCACAGCTCTCCAACGAGGCGAAGACCAGGGCCTTTGCCATATCTGGAATAGCCAGGGGCGGCGAGCTTGACACCGTTTATGAGGCCCTTCACAAGGCATTAAAGGAAGGCATAACCTTTGGGCAATTCAAGGAGGAGCTGGCCGGCATTATCGAACGGAGAGGGTGGACAGGCCCGCGTGCCTGGCGGTTGGACACCATCTTTCGCACTAACATCCAGACCGCCTACAACGTAGGCCGGTACCGGCAAATGCAGCAGATCAAGGACAGGCGTCCCTACTGGCGCTACAGCGCTGTTAATGACGGCCGCACCCGGCCGGCCCACCGGGCCATGCACGGCAAAATATTCCCTGCTGATCACCCGTTCTGGAATACCTGGTATCCACCCAATGGGTTTCGCTGCCGCTGTTCGGTCAACAGCGTGTCGGCCAGCGATCTCGAGATGGAGGGGTGGAAGGTGGAGACGGTGGACCCCACCGGAAAATTGTTTGAGCCAACCGATCCAAACACCGGAGTAAGACTTCCGGCCAGATTGCTGATGCCGGATGAGGGCTGGCGGTTTAACCCAGGAGCGATAACCTGGGGTGGTTTTGAGCCCACCGGTGGCACGTACACTGATCTGCCCGGCTTGAAGACCGCCGCAGATTACGGCCGAAGGTCACTGACGAATGTCAGAGCCAAGGATATACCCAATATCACGGTACAGCCGCTTCCTGCCAAGCAGCCGGACGATTTTTACAAGGCTGAGTTTATGCGGTTGTATGGTGAGGGCGTGGTAGTTAAAGACCCAACAAATGCGCCGGTAGTGCTTGGTATGCGTTCCTTTCAGGTCATAAAGGCTTCAGGGGCTGAGGTCTGGAAGTTTGATAAGCCCGGCCACGGTGAAAGTATACCGCTCTTGCGAGAGATGATTGAGCAGCCGTTCGAGATCTGGATAACTCCGCAAGCAAATGCTGCAGGTCGCATCAGGCTATCCAAACGTTACCTCTCGTTATGGAAAGATGAAGAAGGCCGGATTGGCGGTCTAGCCGTGTTTGAGGTGGCAGATGGTGTGCTGCAGGGGGTTACGTCGTTTATGCCGCTATCAAGAGGAGTGCCAGATCTTGGATATCTGGATAAACAAAGGAGAGGGCTGTTACTGTACAAACGGTGACAAGGCCGGAGCGACTCACGAACCGGCACGGTCAGGTAGTTAGGCGGAGTGAGTCTCCCCTTTCCTGAACGTCCACCTTTTAGTGATAAAAGCATATCACACGAGGCGTTGACTGTCCATGATCACTATCAAAGTGGAAGATGAGCGGGTGATGAAAGCCCTGGAAAGGGTGGCCTCAAAAGGCGCGAACCTGCAGCCGCTGATGAGCGAGATCGGCGAGATCGTGTTGCTGTCGGTCAAGCGGAATTTTGAGGAGGGCGGCCGCCCCTCGCCCTGGAAGAAATCAAGGCGCGTCCAACAGTCAGGTGGTCAGACCCTGTCAGATACCGGTAGGCTACGCAACTCCTTTACCGTGGACGCCGACAACAAAAGTGTCACAGTTGGCACCAATGTCGAGTATGCCCCACACCTGCAGTTCGGAACCAAGCCCAGGATTATCCGGCCGACCAGGGCCAAGGCCCTGAATATCCCAGGCATAGGCTTCCGTAAGAAGGTGAAGCATCCCGGCTTACCGGCCCGGCCGTTCCTCATGGTTCAGGAGGCTGATATTGCAAAGATCATCACGGCTATAGAAGATCATCTGGGTGCCAACGAACAGCAGCCCCTGTGAGCCGTTTTTGTTATCCGGCCCCTCCGTGTGTCTAGGGTCGATCATAAAAACGGCGCACACAAAAATTTAAACACGGTTTAAATGGGGGTCCGTTGCCTGGCTGTACTGCCTTTTTAAGCCTCTTCTCTTTTTCTCTCCTCGCCTCACCACCCCATTATTTCTAAACCCCTTTATCTATTCCGCTTATCGCCCCCCGGTGTACGGTGCGGACATCGCACCGTACCAACGGGAGGATCAATGCATCTGAACAGCCACCATCATACCGCCCCCCAGGCGGCGCTCAACTTTGAGCTTCCCCAGAACGGAGGCCCCGCCCCGGAATGGATTCAGCTGCTGCCGGCCGGGTCTACCATTGTCGGCCGCGATGGTCGGACCTGGATCAACGAGACCCCCGCCGAGATCGTCGCCGCCTTTGTGGCTGACGGTAAGCCGATGCCGCTGGATTGGGAACACTCCACCGAGCTGAAGGCCCCCAAGGGTGAGCCGGCCCCGGCCGCCGGCTGGATTGCCGAACTGGAACTCCGCGAGGATGGCTCCCTGTGGGGCCGGGTCGAGTGGACCGCACGAGGCGCAGTTGCCGTTACATCTAAAGAATACCGCTTTATCAGCCCCGTGTTCATCTACGACTGTGCCACCAACTTGATCATGAAGCTGACCTCGGTCGGCCTTACCAATCGTCCCAATCTCCATCTTCAGGCACTTAACCGCCAACACCACGAGGAGGAAGCACCTATGCTCAAAAAATTGCTGCAGGCCCTCGGATTGTCCGAGACCGCCACCGAAGAGGCGGCGCTTAACCAGATCACCAAGCTGCAGGGTGATCTCGCCACCGCCCTTAACCGGGCAGAACAACCGTCCCTGGACAAGTTTGTGCCCAAGGCCGATTACGACGCCGTGGTAGCCAAGGCTGCCAACACCGAACAAACTTTGAAGACGGTCCAGGACCATCTCGCCGAGACCGCCGTCAACGCCGAGATCGATGCCGCCCTGAAGGCCGGCAAGATCACCCCGGCCACGGTGGAGTACCACAAGGCCCAGTGCCGTCAGGAGGGCGGGCTGGACCGCTTCAAGGCATTCTGCCAGGCAGCGCCTACGGTCGCCGGTGACACAGGGCTGGGTGACAAGAAGCCCGGCGACGCCGAAGCGGCTGCCCTCAACGCTGAAGAGGCCCGTGTGGCTGCCATGTTCGGCAACTCGGCCGAAGACATCACCAAGTATGGGAAAGGAGCATAACCATGGCGCTTACTGCCGACCGTAATACCCCGATGAAAGATGGCGAGCTGATCGCCGTACCCGTTGCTGCCAACGCCGTGATCCACGCCGGTGCCCTGGTGGCCGCCAATGCCACCGGCTTTGCCGTGCCTGGTTCTGTGGCCACTACCTTGACCTACCTGGGCCGGGCCGACGAGGCCGCCGATGCCACCGGCTACGCTGATGGCATCGCAACGGTGCAGGTTCGTCGTGGCAAGGCGTTCAAGTTCAAGAACAGCGGTGCCGACCCGGTCACCCAGGCCAGCCTGGGCAAGGTCTGCTACATCGTCGACGACGAGACCGTGGCCGCCACCAACGGCACTGGCACCCGTTCCGCTGCCGGCATCGTGCTGGGCATCGATACCGACGGCGTCTGGATCAAGTAACCCATAATCCCCAAGGAGGATTAACATGATCATCAATGCATCCACCCTGTCTCAGATTTTCATCAATCTGAAGACCACCTTTAACAAGGCATTCGAGGCCGCCCCCAGTTTCTGGGAAAAGGTCGCCATGCTGGTGCCGTCCGGCACCGCCACCAACGACTACAAGTGGCTGTCCAACTTCCCCCGCATGAAGAAATGGATCGGCGACAAGTCGGTCAAGGCCCTGGCCGCCTTCGGCTACACCGTCACCAACGATGATTGGGAGGCCACCGTCGAGGTCGACCGCAACCACATCGAAGATGACCAGCTGGGTATCTACGCGCCCCAGGCGCAGATGGCCGGCCACTCTGCCAAGCAACTGCCGGATGAGATCGTGGCCGACCTGGTTAACGGTGTGTTCACCCAGAAGTGCTACGACGGCCAGTACATGTGCGACACCGATCACCCGGTAACAGACAAGGATGGCAACGTCCAGTCTGTTTCCAACAAGGGCACCAAGGCCCTGTCCGCCGCCACCCAGGCCGCTGCCATCGCCTCCCTGGGCGCAGCCCGCACCGCCATGAAGAAATTCAAGGACGACGAAGGCCGCCCCTTGAACATCACTCCCAACGTGTTGCTGGTGCCGCCCGCCCTGGAGGATATCGCCAACATCCTGGCCACCAACGACAAGCTGGATGACGGCAAGCCCAACCCCTACAAGGGCACCATCACTGTGGTCTGCGATGCCCGGCTCACCTCCGACACCGCCTATTTCCTGCTGGATACCACCAAGCCGGTCAAGCCGTTCATCTACCAGGAGCGCAAGAAGCCGGTCTTCGTGCAGCAGATCGATCCCCAGGCCGACGACGTGTTCATGCGCAAGAAGTTCAAGTTCGGCGCAGAGGCCCGCGCAGCCGGTGGTTACGGTTTCTGGCAGCTGATCTACGGCTCTGACGGCACCGTGGCGTAAGGAGGATATGACCCATGATCCGGATTACCTCTAAACAAGCAGGCTTCCGTCGCTGCGGGGTGGCTCACCCCGCAGCACCTACCGACCATGCCGATGACGCCTTCACCCCGGCACAACTGAAACAGCTGCAGGCCGAGCCGATGCTGCTGGTTGAGATCGTTGCTGACAAGAAGGCCGACGACAAGAAGGCTGGCAAATAAAGGAGAGGCCGGGGGAGCGATCCCCCGGCCGACTGAACCGACATGGCCTACTGCACCCTGGACGACATACTGAAGTTGATACCCCAGGCCGAACTGATCCTGTTGACCGATGACGCCGGCAGCGGATCTGTCGACAGCGCAGTGGTGAGTGAGACGACCGAGCGGTCGGACCGGCTGATCGATGCGATGCTCGCTACCCGCTACCTGGTCCCGTTTAGCCCGGTTCCGGCCGTGGTGGCTGATATCAGTTCCGTGCTGGCGGCCTATGAGCTGCAGGCCCGCCGTCCGCAAACAATGCCGGAGGAGTGGCGCAAGCGTCGCGACGACAGCATGGCCCTGCTTAAGCTCCTGGCGTCAGGCGGCGCGCTGCTGGCTGGCGCAATCGCAGCAGGGGGGCAGGCAACGGCAGTTCCGGCGCCCTCATTTTCCGGTCCTAGCCGGTTGTTTGACCGCACATCCCTGGAGGGTTGCTGATGTTGGCCGACATTGAGGCGGCCCTGATCGCAAAGATTAAGGCGCTGGCCCCCGCCGTGTTGGTAGAGGGTTTCCCTGACCAACCGGCCGGTTACCGGCTAAGCCACCCGGTGGGCGCGGTGCTGGTGCGGTTTGCGGGCGGGGAATATGGACAGTCCAGGGCCACCGACGTGGTGGTGCAAAACTGGCGCCTGGTTTGGGAATTGACGGTAGTGGTGCGGAATCTGCGCCGCCATGATGGCGCGTATCCACTGCTGGATGCGTTACGGCGGGGGCTGACCGGGGCTGTGTTTCCCGGCTGCGGCAAGGCATACCCCGTGCGCGATGAGTTCGTAGACGAAACCGGCGGCATCTGGCAATACGCCCTGGCTCTGGCCATGCCGGCCATGAATGTGGAAACCGGTACAGCGGACACCGAGCCGCTGCTTACCCGCATCACCACCAGCGACAACTTCGGCACCACAGAGGAGATACCGTAATGCAAGAGTACACCTATTCCGGCCCGCTTTCGGGCGTGAGCCTCAAAGAGCACGGCGATGTGATGCTGATCCCCGGCTCGGTGGTGCGGCTGCCGGTTGATCATGAGTATACCGCGCGACTGATCCGCAAGGGCTGGCTGCGGGAAGTTGCACCAACAGACCCGCAGGCGGAGCCGATAGCCGTGGCCGAGGCTGCTGAAGAGAACGTAGTTACCGACAAAAAACGGAGGAAATAACCCATGGCAGCCAATTTTTTGCACGGTGTCGAGACCATCGTGATTGAAAAAGGCCCCCGTCCGATTACCGGCGTCAAGACCGCCGTGATCGGCCTGGTGGGCACCGCCCCGATGCTGGATGTAGCAGCGGCCGACCGCAGCCTGAACACCCCGGTGGTGATTCGCAACCCAGTGGATGCCGCCCGCTATTTCGGCACCAACCGCACCGGCTTCACTATACCGGCTGCCCTGGACGCGATCTTTGACCAGGGTAACGGCCCGATCTGCATCGTGGTGAACGTGATCGATCCGGCCGCCGATGTGACCGCCGTGACCGCCGAGGCGGTGACGCTGGACAGCACTACCAACACGGCCACCCTGGCACATCAGCAGGTGTCGGCAGTGACGGTGAAGAGCGGCGACGGGCTGACGACCTACAGCGGCAGCACCGATTACTCGGTGGATGCAGCCAGCGGTATCATCACCCGCCTGACTACCGGGGTGATCCCGGCCGGTTCTGCCCTAAAGATAGACTACTCGCACCTCGATGTCGCCAAGGTGCTGGACTCAGACATCATCGGCGGAGTGGACGTGGACGGCAACCGCAGCGGCCTGCAAGCCCTGGTGGGCACCTACAACCTGTTTGGCTATGTGGCCAAGATGATCATCGCCCCAGGGTACTGCACTCAAAGCAGTGTGGCTACCGAGATGATCGCCGTGGCCGACCGGCTGCGGGCCATGGCCCTGATTGATGCGCCGATCGGCACCACCGTGAATGAGGCCATTACCGGTCGCGGTCCTTCCGGAACGATCAACTTCAACACCTCCAGCAAGCGGGCCGTGTTGTGCTATCCGCACGTGAAGCGGTACGACACCGCCACCGATGCCGAGGTGCTTGAGCCGCTTTCCCAGCGTCTGGCCGGCGTGATCGCCGCCAAGGATGTGGAGCGCGGCTACTGGTGGAGCCCGTCCAACACCGAGGTGAAGGGCATTGTGGGTATGGAGCTGGCCATCACGGCGCTGATCAACGACAGCACCACAGAGGCCAACGCCCTGAACGAAGCTGGTATCACCACCCTGTTCAATAGCTTTGGCAGCGGCATTCGGGTGTGGGGCAACCGCTCGGCGGCCTTCCCTACCAACACCAGCCCGGAGAATTTCATCAACGTGCAGCGCACAGCCGACATCCTGCACGAGTCGATCGAGTACGCCATGCTGCAGTTTATCGACCGGCCGATCAACCAGGCCCTGATTGACAGCATCCGCGAGAGTGTCAACGGCTTTATTCGCACCCTGATCATGCGCGGTGCGCTGATCGACGGCAAGTGCGTGTATGACGTGGCCAAGAATCCGGTCACCGAAATAGCCGCCGGTCACCTGACCTTTGACATCGAGTTCATGCCGCCCACCCCGGCAGAGCGGATCAGCTTTGAATCCTTCATCAACGTCGAGTTGCTGAAGGCACTGAAATAAGGAGGCCTAAACCATGTCACAGATAGAGGTTAAACGGATCACCAATGCCAACGTTTACGTGGACGGCAACAGTCTGCTGGGCAAGGTGGATGAGTGCAAGCTGCCCGATGTGCAGATCACGATGAGCGAGCACAAGGCGCTGGGCATGCAGGGCAAGCTGGAGTTTCCCAGCGGCATCGACAAGCTGGAGGCCACCTTCAAGTGGAACAGCCTGTATAGCGACATTCTGCTGAAGGTTGCCAACCCGTTCACGGCGGTTGAGGTGCAGTTGCGCGGCAGCCTGGAGACCTACAGCAACAGCGGTCGTATTGCCCAGGTGCCGGTTGTGGCCTACCTGACCGGCGTGTTCAAGAAGTTCCCGCTGGGCGGCTTCAAACAGCACGACAACGTGGAGGCCGAAACCACCATGAGCGTCACTTACTGCAAGCTGGAGATTGACGGCCAGGCCATCCTGGAAGTTGACGCCCTGGCCAATATCTACAAGGCCGGCGGAGTTGACCTGCTGGAAACCTACAAGACCAACATCGGGGGGTAATCCGTGAAGATTGTGCGCAAGGATGCAGACCGGCTGCAGTTTGAGGAAGTGGAAATCAGGGAGGCCACTGTTGGCGATCTGATTCAGGCCGAAAGAGCGGCCGGACGACCGGACGGCATCGAGTTCGTGGCGGCCCTGCTTGCCCAGGTGGCCACCTTCGACGGCAAGAAACTGCCACCGGAAGAACTGCACCGGATGTCGGCGGCAGACATGGCCGAACTGGGAAACGCTGTAGCCCCCACCGTGGAGGCTGGGGCGAAACAGTAATGGCATTAACCAAACACGGCGGCATTGCTCTGGCCGAGATCAAGGCAATGCCGCCGGATGAAGCAGTATGGTGGGCTGACAAGCTGGTTGAGGTTATGAGGCGGGAGTCCGAGCAGTAAGGGCTCGCACAACCCCGGCCACCACCTGCCAGGATATACCGGCCAGCAGCATGGCCGGGTATACCACCAGCATCACAACGGCAGCCAGCACAAGCAACCCGAGTATCAGCAACACAAATGTTTCCATGAGGTGATGATACCACAATGAACAGCCTGCTTTCCATAGGATTGGTGCTTGCCCTGGTGGACAAGGTGACCGCCCCGCTCAAAGGGGTCACCAGCGCCGTCAACGGTATCGGCAGCGCCGCCAACACCGCCGCCGGAAAGTTTGGGCGCCTGCAGCAGCAGGTTGATAAGCTGGGGGCCTCTGCGCAAAAGCTCGACGGCCTCGGCAAGCCCCTGATGGCAACGGGCGCTATCGGCGCAGTGGGCATCCAGAAAACCATCTCCGAATTCGCCACCCTCGAAGAGGCCCAAAACCGCCTCAAAACCAACCTGATGGACGCCGCCGGCAAGGTCGGCCCTGAATACGAAAAGCTGAACCGACTGGCTGAAAAGCTGGGAACCGACCTGCCTGGCAGTACCAAGGAAATGGTGGAAATGTTTACCGCCCTGCGCGAGCAAGGCGTGCAAACCAACATGATCCTTGGCGGAATGGGTGAAGCCACCGCCAAGTTTGCCGCCGTGATGAAGCTGCCCTTTGCCGAGGCGGCAACCCATGTGGCTAAATTCAGTGAGAGCATGGGGATTGCCGACAAAGACGCCAGCGCCTTCATGGACACCATCCAGCGGCTTAAATCGTCGTCTGGTGTCGAGGTTGGCGATCTTGCGTACACCTTCAGGTACGCCGGTTCCAGCCTGAAGATGCTCAACCTTCAGGGTATCGAGGCCGCGCAGACCTTCTCGACCGTGATCGGGGTGCTGGCTAACGCCGGGATCGAGGGATCGGCAGCCGGAACCAGTATGTCGCAAGCCCTGTCGCGTATGGCCGAGATCGGCCACCGGCTTGACAGGGGTCAGGTGAAAAAACTGGTTGCCCCGGTGCTGGACAAATATGGCGTTGAGCTTGAATTTTTCAACGCTCAAGGCCAGTTCAAGGGCCTGCGGAAAATGACCGCCGAGTTGGAAAAGCTGAAGGCGCTTAATCCGCAGGAACAGATCCTGGTGCTGAAAAAACTGTTCGGCGACGAAGCCGCCCGCCCGCTGGCCGTGCTGATGAAGTCCGGCGTGGCAGGCTTTGACGCCATGGCCAAACGGATGCAGCAGCAGGCCGATATGCAGCAGAAGATCAAGACCATCATGGACGGAACCAAGATGAAGTGGGAGACCCTGACCGGTACGGTGGCCAACTTTGTGGCCCACGTGGGTGGGGTGTTTGCCAAGCTGATCAACCTGCCGGGCCTGCTGGATAAAATCAACACCCTGTTCGGCAAGATGGACGGCTGGGTGCTGGCCCACCCCAAGCTGGCAGGAATCCTGGGCGGTGTCGTGCTGGCTGTAACCGGACTGTCACTGGCCGCAGGAACCCTGCTGGTGGCTATTGCCGCCATCGGAGCAACCGTGCCGGCTGCAGTAACCGGCCTGGCAACACTGGGCAACGGCGCCAGCTTCGCCTCGGCACGGCTGGCCGCACTGGCCGCACGGCTTAAGGCTAAGTGGGTTATCTCCAGGCTGCCTGATTCCATGTTTGGCGATGTAATCCCCGGTACGGCCAAGGCGCAAGGCAGCATCACCGCGTTTTTAGGTCAAATCAGGGCGGGGTTTATCCCCGGCATCCGCGCCGCCATGGTCGCCATGCGGGCCTTTTCGCTCACCCTTCTCACCTCCCCCATCGGCTGGATCGCACTAGCCATCGGAGCCGTTGCCCTGGTGGTCTACAAATACTGGAAACCGATCAGCGGATTCTTTAAGGGGCTATGGGCTGGACTTAAAGAGGGCTTAAAGGGGCTGGCCCCGGCATGGGACGTGTTCAAAAAGATAGCTCCGATCCTGTTCCCGATTCTGATACCGCTGAAATGGATCTGGAGCGCCATCAAGGCCCTGCTGAAGCCGGTGGATGATGTGGGCGGCCGCGCTCAGAACATGGGGGTGCGCTTTGGTAAGGCGCTGGCGGGCATCCTGACTTTTGTGCTGACGCTGCCAACCAAGATGCTGGCCGCCGGGTTCAACATCATTAACAGCCTGTTCGAGGGGATGAAGAAGGCCATCAACAAGCCGGTGGAGCTGATGAGGGGTCTGGCCCAACGTCTGCGCAACTTCCTGCCATTTTCCCCGGCGAAGGAAGGCCCGCTCAAGGATATCCACCGGATCAAACTGGTGGAGACCATCGCCAGCACCATGAAGCCGCAGCCGATGGTTGCCGCGATGCGCACGGTAACGGCCGCCACCATGTTGGCCACCGCCGCCGCCGCCCCGTCGCTGGCCCGTCCGGCAACGGCCCCAGCTATTCAGGCGCAGGCCATGCGTTCCCAGGCCACCGCCGCCGCTGCGCCAGCCACTACCATTACCTTTGCCCCGGTTATCAACCTGGCGCCTGGCACCTCGGCAGAGACCAGACAACAGGTTGATCAGGCGCTGAAGCTCTCCCAGCGTGAGTTTGAGGGCATGTTCGCCCGGATGCAGCAGAACAACGCACGCAAGAGGTTCGCCTGATGTTCCTGATTATTGGTGACATAGCCATGGGGCAACTGGAAAGCCCGACCGTGTTTGAGGCCAAGCTGGCGATCAGCTACGCTGAGCACCAGGTGATCGAGGGCAAACCACTGCTGCAGTATACCGGCGACGGTCTGGATGAGATCAGCATGGGGTTCATGTTTCATGCCGACTTTTGCGACCCGCAGCGTACCTGGGACGGGCTGAAGGAGCTGGCCACCAGCCACAAGGCTTTCCCCCTGCTGCAGGGCAACGGCCTGCTGTTGGGGCAGTTCGTGATTGCCGACATCAGCCGCACCACCACCCATGCCGCCGCCGATGGCACGCTGTACGCCTTTGAGGCCAAGCTGACCCTGCGGGAATATGTTGATCCGAAGCCGCTCTCCACCAAAAAGAAGGAGCGGCAGCAGGCGGCCCCAGCGGTAAAGCGTCCGGCCAAAAAGATGAAGCGACCGGCCAAGAAAAAGGACGTGCCGCAGCTTTCGGCCGAGAGCCGTAAGGCCGGCTATGCACTCAGCCAGGACAAGCAGACCGTGGTTAAATCAGCAACGAGGCAGGCATGATTGTCGAAGTGATCGAGCATACCACCCGCGAGGGTGATCGCTGGGATCTGCTGGCCTGGCAATACTACGGTGATGCCACACAGTACGAGCGGATCGTTGCAGCAAACAATCATGTGCTGATAGAGCCGATCCTGCCGTCGGGGATCGTCATCAACATACCGGTAATCGACCAGCCTGCGCCCGAACTGTCAGAGACCGAGGAGCTCCCGCCATGGCTGACGTAATGGTTCCGCAGCCACAGTTCAAACTGACCTACGACCAGAAGGACGTGACCACTGAGTTGGCCCCGTTCATCCTGGCCATCAGCTACACCGATGTGCTGGAGGGCGAAAGCGACGAGCTGGAAGTGAATATAGAGGACAAAGACCATCGCTGGAAAAACGGCTGGTTTCCCGGCAAAGGCGACAAGCTCTCTCTGGAGATCGGTTACGCTGGCGAAGGGCTCTTTGTTATCGGTGCCTTCGAGATTGACGAGATCGAGTTCAACGGCACGCCTGACACCATCAGCATCCGCGCCCTGGCAGCCGGGGTAAAAGAGGCACTGCGCACCAGCAACACCAAGGCATTTGAGGGCAAGACCCTAAAGACTATTGCCGAAGAATTGGCCGCCCTGTCCGGCCTGACTCTGGTGGGCAGCGGCGACAATACCGGCCGCAGCTACCAGCGGGTGACCCAGAACAAGGAGACCGATCTGGCCTTCCTGAACCGGCTGGGCAAGGCCGAAGGGATCGTGTTCAGTATCAAGGATGGCAAGCTGGTTTGGCACGATCAGGGCAAGCTGGATGAGGCCAACACGGTCACGACCATCAAGCGGACGGACATGGGCAGCTTTACCTTTCGTTGTAAGACCGCCACCACGTACAAGGCGTGCCAGGTCAGCTACCACGACCCCAAGACCAAGGCCATGAAGACGCACACCGAGAAGGCCGAGGGGGTGCCCAGCGGAGATACGCTGAAGTTGATCGAGCGCTGCGAGACGCTTGACCAGGCCATAGCCAAGGCCAGGGCCGCCCTACGGGGTGCCAACGGAAAACAGGTTGAGGGCAGCGTGACCGTGTACGGCAATCCCAAGCTGCGGGCAGGCTGCAATATCGAGGTGGAGGGGCTGGGACTACTTGACGGCAGTTATCAGATACTGAGGGCGCGGCACAGCATGGAGCGGGGCCGGGGCTACACCACTGATCTGGAACTTTCAACCAGCACCGCACAAAACAAGAGCCTGAAGAACCTGACCAACAACAAGCGGGTGGTGAAATGAAGATCGGCGTCGTAACCGCTGTTGATAGTGCCACTGCCAAGTGCCGGGTCCGGTTTGCCGACCAGGACAACGTCGAATCGTTCTGGCTGCCGGTGCTACATCACAAGACCGGCCAGGACAAGGTCTACTGGTTGCCGGATCCCGGCGAGCATGTTTGTTGCCTGATGGACGACAATGCTGAGTTCGGTTGCATCCTTGGCGCGATCTACAGTGATGCCGACCAGCCGCCCGTGAGCAGCCAGGACAAATACCATGTGCGCTTTAAGGACGGCACCTGGATTGAGTACGATCGGGCCAGCCACTTGATGAAGGTGGAAGCCGTGGGCGATATCGAGGTGCATGCCGCCGGAAAGACCACTTGGATCAGCGACAAGACCATAGAGCACGACGGCGGCAGCGGATCGGTCAAGGGCGTGGTGCAGGGTGATTGCGTCTGCCCCTACACCAGAAAACCGCACCCGATGATCTCAAGCAACGTGAAAGCGAGCAAGTAATGGCGATGACCGGCGACGGCCTGGCGGCCCTGCGAAGACAATACGTGGATGCGGTAGGAGCGGCACAGGGCAGCGACGCCGGGGCGACAGTTGATTATGGCGTCCAGATTCTACTGGCCGACTCTCGGGCCATTGTTGATTACATCCATGCCAACGCCGTCTGCAGCGGCAATGATAGCGACGGCGATTCGCACGACAGCGTGAAGATACTATGACGACGACCCTGACCGACATAACCGCAGCCGACTGGAGCATCAAGCTGGACGAGCCCGGCAGTGTGGTCGAGAACCTTGACGACATCAATCAGTGTCTGCGGGTGATCCTTGAAACACCAAAAGGCAGTCGCGCCCATGAACCGCTCTTTGGCTGCGACGTGTGGCTGTTTTTGGACCAGCCCCTAACCCATGCCCTTCCCGGCATCGTAAGCGCAGTCATAGAGGCTGTTACGCTGTGGGAGCCGCGCGTGAAGCTGACCAGCGTTGTGGCAGCCCGCGACGAGGCCGGCAGCGGCAAGCTGGCCCTGCAGATTGAGTGGAAACTGATTGATGACAACACTGGCGTACAACAGACCGAGGTGACGTTATGAGTTTGCCTGAACCTTCATTTATCGACCGCGACCCGGTCGTTATCACCGCCGAGCTGAAGACCGCCTGGGAGGCAGCCACCGGCAAGACCATGTACCCCGGCCAGGTAGAGGCGTTGCTGATTGACCTGCTCTCTTATCGCGAGACCCTGGTGCGGATAGCGGTGCAGGAAGCTGCCAAGCAGAACCTAGTGGCCTTTGCCCGCGCACCGATGCTGGATTACCTGGGCGAGCTGGTGGGCGTGTACCGGATCGATGATGAAACCGACGATCAACTGCGGGAGCGGATCAAGCTGGCTCCCGAATCGTTCAGCACCGCAGGCAGCCGTGGCAGCTACCTGTACCACGCCAAAAGCGCTGACAGCAGCATTGTGGATGTGGCTATTGATTCTCCTTCCCCCGGCGTGGTTGCTGTGTACCCGCTGTGCTCAACCGGTGTGCCGACACAGGCCGTGCTTGATGCGGTGCTGTCAACCTGCAGCGCCGAGGATGTGCGGCCGCTCACCGATGATGTACAGGTGCTGGCGCCAACGCCGTTTGACTACACCATTGCCGTCACCGTCACCCCGTACCAGTGGCCAGACCGTGAGCTGGTGCAACAGCAGGCGACGGCCGCCCTTACCGCGCTGGCCTCAGAGATGCAGGGCAAGCTGGGGCAGGATGTAACCACCAGCCGAGTGATTGCCGCAGCGCACCTTGACGGCGTGTACCGGGTAACTGTACAGCAACCGGCGACTGATCTATCCATCAGCTTCAGCCAGTTTGCCCGCTGTGGATCCATTACCGTAACCCTTATGGAGAGCGTCAATGGCTGATAGCCGCCTGATACCTCCCGGCATCCGGGATACATCAACCCTGGCGTTTGGCGACCTGATCGATCGCCTGGGGCTGATCCCCCTTGACCAGCTGCTGGTGAACCTGGTGGACAACGTGACTGCAGGCGCGTTGCCACACCTGGCCGAGCAGTTTCACATAACCGGGCTTGAAGGCTGGAGCCTGTGCACCACCGACGATGAGCGCCGCAGCCTGATAAAGCGGGCCATTGCGCTGCATCGCAAAAAGGGCACACCGTGGGCCGTTAAAGAGGGCTTAAAGGGCGTCGGGTTTAATGATGCGACTCTTAACGAGCGGCTTCCGGCCCTGCTGTACGATGGTTCGCAGGTGTTCAACGGATCTGAAGAGTTCGGCGCTGGTGCGGATTGGGCGCGGTTCGCCATCAACCTAGATCTGGGCGAATCGCGGGGCGTATCTGCAGCCGAGACCGCCCTGATCCGCGCCGTGGTGACCGAGTGGAAGAACGAGCGCAGCCACCTGGATCAAATCGTCTTCTCCGCCACCACATCCGACACCGCCACCATTGCCGAAAGTGCCACCACAAAGGCCATTGACAGCCAGGCCGAGGTGTTGCCGTGGGGCAGGCGCTACGACGGCAGCCTGCTGTACAACTCGGGACGGGCGCTGGCCTACGACGGCGCCGATCTTTTTGACGGCACAACACCCTACAGCTACAGCGTGGATGGCGATGTGCTGCACGACAACGCCTGGGATTCGCTGGCCCTGCGGATGGCAGCCAGCCAGACGGACACGCAGCAGGCAGCGACACGCTTTGACGGATCGCTGGGTTATGGCGGCACAAACGATTATCAGGGGCTGACTGAGGCGTTTTACGACAGTTTGATGCGGGTGACGGTGAAGCGGCATTACGACTACAGCGGCACCAAGACGTATGGCAGCGGCAAGGAGTACGACGGCCGGCTGGCCTACAACGGCAGCGGCAGCTTTGCCGCTCTGCTCGAATACAGAGGTATCCATACCATACAGGAGGCATACGCATGAACATAGCCGACGAAACCGCTATGCGCGGCGAGTTTGTCTTGCGGGTGTACCGCAAGGGCGAACTGGTTGAAGAGTGCATCGATCACAACATGATTATGAACGTGGCAAAGGACGCGATGGCGCGGCTGATCGGCGGCAGCGGCACAGGCAAGACGATCACCAAGATCGGATTCGGCACGAACGCTACTTCTCCGACCCCGGATGATACTGCTCTATCCGGCAGCTACGTGAAGAACGTGACCGTCGTTACCTACCCCGACACCGGACGGGTGTCGTTTGGCTGGAGCCTGGGCACATCGGAGGCCAACGGCAAGGCCATAGCCGAGCTGGGCCTGATATGCAGCGACAACACCTTGTTTGCCCGGAAGACGCGCGGGGTAATCAATAAAGACGCCGATCTGTCCCTTGAGGGGACATGGACGATTATTTTCTAAGGAGGCCAGCAGATGGCAAACGTAACTGAATCAGCAACCTATGAAGCTGGCGTATATCAGATTGAGACCACCGACCCGGTATTGGGCGGGGCCAACGGTATCGCCAACGTGCAGGCCAAACAACTGGCCAACCGAACCGCCTATCTCAAACAGCGTGCCGACCAGGTAGATGCCGCAGCGTCAGGATTTACCAGCCTGGATGCGCGGATCGACGCACTTGCTGCCGACGTGGCCGGAACAGCCCCTGACACCATGAACGCGCTTACCGCCGTGGTGATGCAGGCTATAGCGGATAGCGGACTGGCCCTGCGAGAGGTCATGAAAACCATCAACCAGCGCTTCCAGACCGGGCAGGCCACCATCCGAAGCACGGGCGTGATTACCGGCTGTGACGTAAGCGCCGGCGGCACTGGACGACTGGTAAACCTGACTGCCGGAAAAATCTACCTGAATGCCCAAACCATCGGCATAAACGCACAGACCAGCACCGCCTCTATTGCGCAAAACACCGGCACGGCTACCGGGTACGTCTATCTCTACATCGATAGCACGGGCGACCTGAAGGCCACCAACCTGAACGAAGCCGCCCCGGCCGGAACGCTGCTGCTGTACACCGTAACCGTCCCGGCCGGTAACACGGCAGAAAACCTGAGCGGCTGTACTCTGACCAAGGTGGCGACGATTGAAGCGGCCTATCCTATGTTTCTGGCCGCGCTGCCCTACATTGCCGTGACTCTCCCGTACAACATGGCCGACACCAACTACCTGGTCGATCTGGAGGTGGTGAGCTATACCGGTGCCGCCCAGCAGATCGGCTGCATCTCAGTGAGCAATAAGAGCACCGCCGGATTCCGCATTAACCTGAACGGCACCGCCGACAATGTGGTGGTTAACTGGACCGCACGGAAAATGACCCTGTAAGGAGGATGAATACCCATGAGTGAGACAACCGTAATGCCAGAAGTGGATCTACTGGCAACCGCAAAGGCAGTACAGAAGGGCCGGATTCGTGCCGCGTTTGATCGAGCGTCAGAGGTCGGCTGTCAGGTAAGCCTGGGGTTTGTGATGGATTCCCGGCGCGAAGATATCGATAACCTGGCCCGCCTGCGGGATCGGGTGCTGGAGACGGGCACCACCAGCACCACCGTGCAGATCAGGGACAAGGCCAATCAATTCCGCACCCTGACCGTGGCACAGCTTGCCACCATCGTGGGCGAGATGATCGACTTTGGGCTGGGACTGTATAACCGCAAGTGGTTAGCAGAGCAGACCATCGATTCCTGCGAAACCGTGGAAGGCGTAGAGGCCGTGTCATGGTAGCCGCCCTGTGCATTGTGGGTGCGCTGGCACTGCTGGCGCTGATAGGGGTGGGCTACGTGCTGTTTGTGGCCATGTCCAAGATGGCCGATGGCCTGAAGCAGACCGGCAACGGACTACAGGAACTCGGCATACGCTTTCAAAACTTCGCCAATTTTATGGCGCAAAAACTAGGATAAAGGAGATTCACCATGCCAAGCATTTTTGTTAAAGACGACCTCCGCGCCTCGGTAGAGGCAGCATCAGGCGGCAAGCAGACCGTGCTGTATACCGCAGCCGGCCACCCCAGCATCATGAGCATTATCCCCGCGTTTAACCTGGAGGATATCGATGCCTCTTTGGGCACCGGCCTGCACCCGGCGTTTATTGTCAACGCCACCAACAAAAGCGAGCTATTCATCGGAACGTATCAAGGGATTGTGAAGGACGGCAACCTGCTGTCACTGCCCAACGTGACTCCCACGGTAAGCCAGGCATTCGACACCTTCCGTACCCAGGTCGCCGCCAACGGACCAGGCTGGCACCTGACGAGCAATGCCGAGCGTAGTGCCATCGCCCTGTGGTGCTGGAAAAACGGATTTCAGCCGCGTGGCAACAACAACTACGGCCGCGATATCGCCAACACCTGGGAGACCGCCCGCCGTTCTGACGGCCTGGCACCCGGTTACACCGCAAGCGGCGGCATTTCGCTGACCGGCTCCGGCCCTGTCAGTTGGAGGCACGACAACACCCCATTCGGCATCGCCGACCTGAATGGAAATATCTGGGAATGGGCTACTGGCATGCGGATCGTGGCTGGCGAGGTGCAGATTCTGGCCGACAACAACGCCGCCGACAACACCAAGGATGTCTCCAGCACCAGCAGCGAGTGGAAGGCCATCGACGGCAGTAACGGCAACCTGGTGGCGCCCACCTTCACCGGCACCATCGCAGGAGGCGATTACGTGGCCATCACGCCCAATAGTGTGCGCTATGCTGTCAGCGGCACCGCAGCCTTCACCCTAGTGCGTGCATCTGGATCGTCCTTTGAAGGCATGACCAACCCAGGCACCACCCCGGTTGGCGCAACCGCCCTAGCCCTGTGTAAGCGGCTAGGGCTGTATCCGGTGGCCGGCAGCGGACTCGGTGGCGATTATTGGGGTCTGGATGTAACCGGCGAACGCGTCCCGCGTGTTGGCGGCGCCTGGGGTAATGGGGCGTATTCGGGCGTCTTCGCGCTGGCTCTGGGTAGTGCGCGGTCGGGTGTGTACACGACCTTTGGCGCTCGCCCCGCCTATGTGCTGTAACTTTGTAACGCCGCGCGGTAGCGCGGCAGAATAAATGGGAGGTGGTCCGGGTGGCCGCAAACGGTGACATACCGCTTTACCGGAAGTTCATCGAGACAGCGAAGCTGCTGAACGTCTACCTGGGCCACTTTCCGAAGCACGAGAAGTACGCACTCTGCACTCAGATTAAAAACAGTGCCTACGAAGTATACGGGCTGATTGTTGAGGGCCAGAAGCGCTACCACAAGAAAACAACCCTGACAGAACTGGATGTAGCCCATGAGCAGTTGCGGATGCAGCTCTATCTGGCCTACGAGTTGGGGTATTTCAGGTTTAAGGACGGCCACAGGGCCGATGATGCAGAGAAGCTGGAAGAACACCGCTGGACCACAATCAGCCGCCTGGTGGATGAACTAGGCCGCATGATCGGCGGATGGATACGAGTAGAGGCTGAACGCCTCAAACAGAAAGGGTAGCCTACATACATGCACGCGTCCCGATTGTTGGCGGCAACTGGAATAATGGGGCGAATTCGGGCGTCTTCGCGCTGAATCTGAATAATGCGCGGTCGAATGTGAACACGAACATTGGCGCTCGCCCCGACTACGATCACAGCCTCATAGCCTGTATGGGCAGAGTGGATCATAGGGATAGGCTATCCTGCTTCGGCGAATTGGTCGTACTGCTTACTTTTTGGTAGGGCAAGGCTCGAAGACCAGTAAGGAGACCTCAAAAACGTGAAACGACATGGCAATTTATTTGAGACTGTATTTAGCGCCGAGAATATGTATCAGGCATACCTTGAGGCACGCCAGGGGAAGCGCAGCAAACCGGCATGCCACCAGTTCGACATTACTGCCGGCGCTATGCTGGATGCGCTCCGCAAAAGAGCCTTGGCCGGCACCTATGCGCCCCGCAAATACTACCGGTTTTTTGTCTACGAACCAAAGAAGCGAGAGATATGTGCCCCGTGGTTCGGCGATATCGTCGTGCAGCATGCGATATACCGTATTATTAAGCCGATTTTTGAGAAAGTATTCATATCGACATCGTTCGCCTGCCGGGTAGATAAGGGCACACACAAGGCCAGCGACTATACTCAAAAGGCGCTGCAACAAAGCGATCCTGACAGCTATGTACTGAAAATGGATATCCGCAAGTTTTTCTACCGCATTAACCGCAGCATCCTGCGCCGGCAGATCGAGCGCAAGATTAAGGACAAGCGGCTGGTGGAGATCATGATGACCTTTGCCGACGACGGCAACCGGGTGGGCATCCCGATCGGCAATCTGCTCTCACAAACCTACGCCCTGATCTACCTGGATGCGCTGGATCACTTTGTTAAGCGCAGGCTGCAGGTACGCAAATACTGCCGCTATGTGGATGACTTTATTCTGTTCGGACTGACCCGCCTGCAGTGCAATCACTACAAGCAACAGATCGAGCAGTTCCTGGCCGATGCGCTGGAACTAACCCTCTCCAAATGGGGCATCAGTAAAGTGCGGCGTGGGGTGAACTTTGTCGGCTACCGCACCTGGTCACGGGCACGCTTTATCCGCAAATTCAGCCTGCTGAAATTCAGGCGCTTTGTGGCGCGGGGTAACCGCGACGGAATCGTATCGCTGCTGGGCCATGCGCGACGCACCTGTAGCCTACGCTGGATGCTGGACTACCTGCAAACATGGTGGACAGGAGAGAATAACCCGGCCAGCGTGGCGAGGGGGTGGGCGTGAATATGAAGATTTTTGCGCGCTATCTGTGGAATAATCTGCAGGCTGCTGATAGGTGCTTAAACGCCCTATTCGGGGGGACCGACAAGGAGTATATGTCAAGCAGGGTGTATCGGTATAAAGATGTTAATAGGGTGGCCCGCGCGGTCTATATATTTCTTAATTGGGTTGAAAAGGACCATTGTGAGAAGGCTTATGCCGACGCCCAGGCAGGATTTGACCCCGAAGATGCCGTCTGGAAATAGGTACAAAAATAAACTTAAAACAGGCCTTTATTATGGCATTAGCAGACGTTAAATCACTAGTTTTAGACTAGCCTCTTTAGTGCCAAATCTCCCGCAAATTTATGCCAAAAAGATCGCGCCGCAACACCTGTCAAATCTTTTTTCTGCACTGCAAGCTCGCAATGACTTCTGTCATTTATTGGAGCGCATATTCACAGAAGGGCGTTAATGCTG